TCTAGAATATCTCTAAGATAATCTGACTTTTTATTAAAAAGTTTTTGTAGCTCTCCATGAGTTTCTTCATGATAATGAGATGGAGTTTCTACGATTTCTTTTTCAACAACCTGTCTTCTAACTACTTTGACAGGTTCAGATTTAGATTGTTCATTACGAACTATATCATTCCATCTAAGACCCAAAGGTTGAGGAGTTGGTTTTTCCTCAACTGAATTGGTTACCAATTGGCCTTTTATAATTACTGACATTACACTTTTAATCCTTCTGGACTAGCATGCATTCTCTTAACAGCTTCCTGTCTTTCAGCTGGCTTTAATCCATTAAGATGAGCAGTGATTGCTCTTCCCATGCCAGGAGTTAGCTTAGAAATCTTGCCATTATCATGCTTGAAATCTACAACTGTTCCGCCAGATGCACGTCCTGCCTGAACCTGAATATGTTGACGTGCATCACGTTCAGTTGTTTCAGGAGTTGGATTCTTTCTTGGACGACCTTCTTCAAGAGTCTCATCAGTAAGATCAGTGTTTCTAACAGTGGGATTTACGCCCTTTGTAGGCTCTGCTCTACTTGGTGCTACCGCTTCGAAAAAAGAGTTAATATGATCAATTTCTGCTTGTGAGAATTCAACTTCTTCTTTAGCAATTGACTTAATCTTTGTATCAAGAGCTTTCTTATCTGCATCAGATGGTCCTGAAGTAGCAGCAGTTGTCTGCGCAGGTGTTGATGGCTTGTTGTCCATTGTAACACTCATGCTAGTTTCTTTTTTAGCTGTTTCTTCGCCAGCACCTTCTGACATTCTTTCCCATGCTCTATCCTTAACATCTCTAAGTTTTTTAACGGTTTCCTTATCGCTATCTGACATTTTACCATGTTTGAAGAATGGTTCAGTTGCAGTCATAGTTCTATCCACGGCCCTTTTATAAACACGAGCAAGTTTTTTCTGCCCTCTTGCAGTATCACCAATTTCATCTAACTGCTCACTTTCTTCCATCTTACCAGCAGCCTTAGCAGCAGCAAATCGTGAACCCCAAACTTCATCCTTTGGTGACTCAACCTTACCATCACCATCATAATCTTTCTTAGCTTTCTTAGCAGCTTCAAAGATATTAGGGGTAAGAGTATTCTTTTCCTGTAATCTTAGGAACATATCAATTAATTTATTGTTTTCTTCTGACATTTTTTTCTTTCCGCCTGATTCTGTTTTAGGAGTTGTTACTTTTGCAGCGTCATCAGTTTTTGGTGTAGAAGATGCTGGCTCTGGTTTTAAATCCGCTGGCCTCGAAGGAGGGGTTGGGACTTGTTTTTCTGTGTTAACTGCAGTTTGTGTAGCAGTAGGAACATACTTTTCGCCCTTGATATTTGTTTGATATTCTTTACCTTTGAACTCGAACTTACCTGTTGATGGTGAACCTTTTTCTGCAGCTGTTTTTCTTGCTGCAGAAAAAGCCTGACTAAATGTTTTTGGTTCTACAGTAGCTGTTTTTATTGGCTCTGGAGTTTTTGGAGGAGTTGGTGTTTCTCCTCTGTTCATAACTTTGTTTATACCTGCACCAGTGCGGCCTGCAGGCGTTTCCGCAGCATCTTTTTTTGCTTGTTGATAAGCATAAGTTCCTGCTCCAACTGCAGCTGCTCCGACTGCCGCTGTACCTATGCCTACTGGTTTTAATCCGGAACCTGTTTTAGAGGCGGTAGAAATTTCTGTTCCTGATACACCTCGAGGCATGCTGACCGATGGTCCTTTTGGTGGAATAACTTCCATAGTTTTCCCACCTCTAATTTTACTTAAAATTTTAGAAGCTCCAGTAACAAATGGATTTGCTTCTTGTAGATCTTTATTATCTTCAGACATATAAGTTTCCTTTTTTAACCTATTTATTTGTAATCGTTCGGCAGTTTACCATCGATATCCATCGTGGTTCTACTCAATTCTGGATTAATAGAAACTACAGTTCCATTAGGATACTCAATATTCTTTGATGATTGACCAAGTCCATCTTCAGTTCTTGCTTTCATCTGTTGTTTCTTGTCTTTAACAGCGCTAAGAACAATACCAGCAAGTTTTTTATTTTCATCAATTACATTAATCTTATATGCTGCTTGTCTAGAAGTCTTTTCCTTGGCAGTTTTAGGATCATCTTCTGATCTTCCAACATAAGCAATAGATTTACGGTCGCCCTTACGTGGAACATTTTCTATCTGTTTTCTTTCAGACTCTTCATGCATTCTATGTGCTTTGGCTATGCCTCTACTTTTCTTAACACCTAATCTATGTAAAACATCATATCCATAATCTTTAGTAGATGAAGGTGATGGAAAAGATGGAACATCTTTATCTTCTGAAGATTTCTTTTCTGGTGGAGGTGGAGGTAGTGGAGGCGTGGCTGTAGCTGTTTTTGTCACCACAGTTGTTTGATTAACATCTTTTGGTTCCACTTTTGGCTCTACTTTAGGCTCTGCCTTTGTTACAGGTTCCGGAACTTTAACAGGAACTTCAACTTTTGGTTCTGTTTTAATTTGTATTTTTGGTAATTCAATAGCTTTCTGTGGAGTTAAAGTTTTTAACTCTGTTCCAGTTTGTTTTGTTTGTTTTGGTTTTAACCCAAGAGCAGCCTGCCTAGCAAATTCATCTTCTCCTGCTCCAGCTGGAGTTGGTCTTAGAATATCTTTAGCAGTTCTAACGTAAGGAATGATGTCAGTCGCAACATCAACTGCAGTTGTTGCCATTTTTTCAATATCTGGCTTTTCAAATTTTGCTGGAAGGTTTGACGAATCCGGAGCCTTTGGGGCTAACCCAAATTCTATTGGTTTTTCAGCGGTTTTGAATTCTGTAGTTTTAGCTGCTCTTTTAGCTAAAACATTCAGTTCACTAGGGTATCTAGAAGCCTCGCTAACCTTACCATGCATGGTCATGCTAGTTCTCTCTTTAGCGAGAGTTCTTTGTCTAGAAACGTTTTCAGGAGCCTGAGAATGACTTCCAGGGCCAGCTGGTGGTTTAATATGTGGTGTCTGTGTTCTTACTGATTTAAACTGATTACCTTGATAATCGTCTGTTCCGATAGTGCCAACAGCTTCATCAGTTTTCTTTTTCTTGCCATCTTCAGCATGCATTTTAGGTTCGCCACCAGTTCCGGAACCCATATAATTAAGATCGCTTTCAGTCATTTTAGTGTCAAAACGACCTGCTCTTGTAGCTTTTGTGTTTTCAATATCATCTAGTTTAGTTTCACGAATCTTACGAATGGCGTGTTCCAGGGAACTTTTTTCTCCCTTTTCTGCTTTACCTTCGTGAACTAATCTAATAAGGTGTTCTAAACTTTTCATTGTTATGCCTTTACGAAAGAACGTAACATCCAGCCGTGTTTTTCATGGGCTGTAATGCGATCTTGTAGAATATTTGAAATGCCATATTTCTTTTGTTTCTCAGCAGTTTCATATGCTTCTGTAAGAGATTTAAGAACTCTTTGGTTATCATTCATCAATCTACTAATCATAACTAATCCATCAGGAATAGCTAATTCGTCTTCAATCATTGATAGTTCTTTGAAACGCTTGAATGAAGCAGGAGCAAATTGATCTAGAGTTCTTAACGCCTCAGCAATAACATCAATTCCATCTGATACTTCTTCATATATACCACCAAAGAATGCATGATACTCAGCAAAATGAGGACCAGTAACATTCCAATGATAGTTCTGCGCCTTGATAGAGAAAGCATAGCTATCTGCTAATGCTCTTCTCATTGACTCTGGTAGATCAACTAATGCCATTACTCTGCTCCATTCTCACTATCAGTCTCTTCACAATTCCATGCTCTTCTTGACCAATAATTAGCAGAAGTCTTATCATTAGTGCCTGAAATTCCGCCTGAACGAGCACAATATGATCTCTTACGGGCTGGTTGATCTTTTTTGATTGACATATTCTTGTCGCCAAAGTTTACCTTCTGTGCCTTACCATCACCATCAGGATCAACGAAAACTTTTGACTTCTTAACATCACCCTTCATTGGTTTGTTAAGTGGAACTGTTTTGCCCTTATAGGTTGCTTCAGAAATAGCTTCCTTAATTTTCTTTAATGTTTTTCCACCAGATTCGGCTTCAATGCCAGTCTGTTTCTGCTTCTCTGGTGCTATATATTTTTCACCAGGAACATTAGTCTGGAATGTCTTGTTATCATACTTGAACTGACCTTCACTACCACCAGCTTTTTCTCTAGCAGCCTTGAATGCTTCGCCACGGCTGAAGAATTCTGGTCTTGATGGAGGAGTAGGCGCATCAACCTTTGGTGCTGCAGGAGCTTTTGGTGCTTCATATTTCTGTGGAGTTAGTGTCTGTTTTTCATAATCAGAAACAGAACGACCAGATGCCTTATATGGATTATATGACTTTAGAGTTTCCTGTCTCTTCTTTTCGTCTTCTCCTGCGCCAGCCGGAGTTGGGGACATAACAGCCATAGCAGCAGTAGCAGCTGGACCAGTAGCAATTCTAGCAACAGTTCCTAGACCTTTGGTCAATGTTGGAGCAGCTTTTTCTACGCCAGCCACAGCTGAACGACCAGCATCAGTCATTCCCTTAACAACTGGACTGGTTTGTTTTGATGCCGCCATTCCTTTACCAACATTAACACCGCCTTGTGAGTATGATGTAGAAACTTTAGGAGTTGCTGACATAGAACCACCACCAGTTCCTACCGATGCTCTACCGGAAGTTTTCCAAGATCTTTCAATAGATGGTTGAACTCCTGAAGTAACTTTTACGTTTGGTCTTGCTGACATAGATCCGGTTTGACCAGATATTCTACCTGCTGCTCTACCAGAAACTTCTGTTGGTCTAGGGGCAACTCTGACTCCTGGTCTAACTTGACCAACAATTGCTGGTGGAGTTACTGCTGGAGGCATTGCCATTGCTACTTCCTGAAGATGTTCGCGAATGACTTTCTTAATGATCTGACCTGGAGTCTGTGATTTATAAATGTCTACCAATTCGTTGCTCCCTATAAATCTTGATGATGGTTTTCTGAAATCTTTTGAATGCGCTTCAGCGTCTTCTTCAAGACCAGCCTTATCTAGTTTCTTATAATAATTTGGATCTTCACCTAAATGAGCTAGAGCAATTCTTCTAGCTTCTTCAGCATGCGTTGTATGTTCTTTTTCTACTTGAATGCCTCTTTTAAGACACTTGTTAATCGACTCGACCGAAACTCCATGTTTATCTGCAATCTGTTCGGGAGTCATAACCTTTTTATTCAATTCTTCTTCTTCTTTGACAGGAACACAATTAGGGACTTTCTTTCCGCCCTTCGTTTTCATACCAACTTGTTTATATCCAGTCCAGCAAGGATCAGCATCTTCATTCTGAGATGCTTTAAGTGCTGCATCAGTTGGTGCGCCTTTTGATCCTGGTTTACGCATACGCTCTCCAGAACCTGCCTTAATTCTGGCACGTTTGGCGTGAATATTGTCCCAAAGACCACGTTTTTTATCTAATAGGTCTTCGTCTAATTGTGCTGCGAATCCACCAGCAATGAATGAGTTCACCCTGTCAAAAGCAAATTGTTCTGGTGTTCCGCCGAATTTATCATTCCAGATTGTATAACCTCTACGGTATACTTCTTCAAGTATACTGACTGGAATGTCTGAATTTGAGGATTTCTTATAAAGAGATAGCTTGGCTTTGTCAGTTAAAATGGTCTCGACAGACTCGCCGACTAGCTGAGATGTGTATTCGTTATATTTTTTCATACGGAGTTTCCCTTGGGCTTTCCTTATAAAATGCGAGTCTGCCGATGACCTTATCGCATTGACAGTTTATTTATATATTAGGTGATTTCTTCAAACATAATGGTTCCTGCGACATTACTAGTGGATGTTCTACAAGTCGCAGCAAGAGTAAAAGTCGTTGTAGTGTTCGCGAAGGTGTTTCTTTCTAATTGATATTTAAATATTTCTACATCAGAAAGGCCAAGAGAACCGCCACCTTGCACTGTAGAGGTCAAATATCCAGTATTTAATTCTTCTCCGCCTGATATAGTAGCAGTGGTATTAGAATTATATTGAACTGCTGAATCAGTATCCACGTTTGCCCAGACAGCTCCACCTATTGTTGCTCCCTTAATTATCTTATATTGATATTCTGCAGCTGTTAAGGGTAAAAGATCGATCTGTTTAGGAATAACTACAGCATCTGGTGTATCAGGGTTTAATCTTATTGAAACAACGGGATAATATGTTCCTCGAGTAGTTAATTCAATGCCACTAACAACATTTGATGAAACTATTTTAGGTCTTCCAGTTAAAGTGTAACCGCCTTCAGAAATAACAGTAGAACAAATTTGTTTATATGTACTGTTTGAAGCTGTTGTTCCAGTGTTTTCTAATTCCATACGAAGAGGCAAACATGCAGTTTGCATATATGCGCCCTTGGGAGAAGTAGTCAAATTAGAATGATGGAAAGAATGACAATGAATTAGTTGTCCATCGATAACAAATCCCATACGAACAGATCCAACACCAAGCCATTCGATGTCCATAAACAGAATCTGTGGGTTATCTAGATCTAAAGTCAACAATGATGGGCCAGTACCATCTAGTTTGTCAATATTCCAATCAGCTTGGTCAACACGAATATCTTGAACAACACCACTTACTTTTGTTCTTTTAACAAAACTTACTCCACTGGTTGTTGCAGCAGAACGCTCTAAAAAGAAACCATTATCTGTTCCGAAATATCCGATACGTTGACGAAGGTTTGTCTTGGCAGGATTCATAACAAAGGTTGTCATAATTTGTAATGATTTACCTGGTTGATAAGAAAAAACTTTTTTAGTTTCACGATAAACATAAGCACCAGAAGTTGTTGTTACCTTGCAATCAATTGATGAAGTATTAGAATTAAACAGGTAAGTTCCACCAGCATTATTAGCAGCATTTACTTTACCGTTATCTCTATATCTATGATAAGAGTCAAAAAGAGTAAAAGGTGTAGAGGTTCTAGCACGACCAAACCCATCAACTGACATACCTGAAGGATTAGCTGGACCAACTAGATTACCATATTGGTCAGCTAGCATGACCACTTCATAAATTGTTTTACCATCTGCTAGATATTGATGTGTATCCTTACGAAACTGTGCCATTATTAACCTCTGGTTACGTTATTCTTTTTTCCGGAATTTCTTACTTTATCTCTAAGAAGTGGATTATGATTATCGTCGTCATCAAAATATTCTAATGAACCACTTCTAGACATAGGATTAAATTCTTTAAACCCTAATAATCCACTTTGCGTTTGACGCATCATTTTTAATAATGCACCATTTTGTTTATCTTTTGCTAATTCATTGGTCGTTATATATTGTTGTAAAGGATCTAGATCAACAGCTGGATTGCCAGAAACATCACCAAATCCTCTGACCATTTCACCACCAGCAACAGTTTCTTCTTTGAGTTTCTTTGCTCTAGGTTTCTTAGGAACTATACCGCTACGTATATCGTTCATAAGGTTCATGGCCTGATCGTCTGACATACGACTTGGAGCACCAGCTCTAAATCCTTCAAAGTTATTAGTCATTGCATGTTGTCTTTGACCAGTTCCTGATACACCTTCTACTCCTTCAGCGTCCGGATCACGGCCACCAGCAGAATGAACAGTGATATTATCAAAATTGTAATATCCATAACCGCCCTCTTGACCATTATACGTGTTTATTAATTTATTAAATTGGTCGACTCTATCTTGCCCAACAACAAGATGTAAATTTCTAACGCCTTTTTTGTGAAGTTCCGCTAATTTATATAATATACTAGGAGCTTCGGGTGAAGAAGTTGATACATTAGCTCCAGGAAAAGCAATCTTAGCATGTCTTAGTTTTTGTTCAGGCGTTAGAGGATTCTTATCACCATCATGAGAATGAGAAAGAACAATAGAATGACCGGCATCTAATCCTTTCGCAAGATCAGTGACATGATTAACAACTCTTTCATGACCAATAGTTGGAGGGTTGGCCCTCATGAATGTCATAACATGGGTTGTGTTATCAGCTTCTGTTAAAAAATAGTTATTGAACTTCAGCATTTGCCACCTGTTGTTTCTGGAATGCGCCCTTTAAGAAGTTTAATCTGTTAAATTCTCTGCGATTGTTGAATTTTGAAGCATTACCTTGTTTATCAACTACAACTGTTCCTTCTGGTCCAGTTGGTTCACCCGCAACGCTGTGTTCATACTGACTATTTTTAGCCAATACGTTTGTTAGAATATTTTTAGCATCTTGCAAATGACCATGAAGTTTTAATGCTTTATCAAAATGTTCTCTGTTTTTACTAATATGACTCATAAGATCAGCATGTGCTTGTATTTTTTTCTGTTTTGTTGCTTCGGTCTTAACTTTATCAACATCTTTTTGATGACGTGCAGTTAAATGATCCATATAACCTTGCACAGATGGAGTTCCACCTGTTCTAATCATATTATTGACATGAGCTTCCATCTGTTCCCCATGCCCAGCAAGAGCTTCCATAGCTTCTGGTTTCATAGCAGAATAAACTCTCTTAGCTTTTTCCATATGATTTAAAAATGCTTGTTGTTCAATTGGAGAATAGTTTGATGGATTAACTTCGATTGTTGGGTCAATGTTATTAACATCTGGATGTTCTTTAAATTTAGCACGATCTTTTGGTTGTAATGGCCCAGCATTCATAGATTCTAGGCCACCACGTCCACCATTAGCTGTATGCTTATATTGAGTATGAACAACAATACCAAGTTTCTTATTTAAGTTTCTACCTTCAACAGAATCAGCAGGAGCAGAATATGTTAATGTATTTGGAGTAACAGAAGTTTTACCATTTTGTGTTTGAGCATCACCTTCAGTATGCATAAGATCGCCCTGATATACTCCACCAGTTCTAGGCATAATACCAGGAAGATATTTTAATGCATGTTTTAGTTTCTCAACTAATCCAGGAGCATGGCCATGGTTCTTTTCAATGTCTTCTTCAGTATAATTAATTTTTGGATTTTTATTAAACGCTGACTTTGAAGCTACGAAAAACTGACCAGTCTGTGGATGTGTTCCAAATACAATAGAAGGAGCACCATCATACTTTGTTGATGCATGTAACTTAGAATTTTTACCAAGTAACATATCATGCATACCACGAAGATGCTCATCAGCAAGTTGCACGCCTTCATGACCACCATGAATAACATGATCTTCAACGTGAGTTAGATGCTTTAATGCTTTACCTTTAACTTCTTCTTGCTCTGTAAGGAATGTTTTAAAGTCTATTCTCATGTGTCTATATGTCCCATATACATTGAATCTTTATGCGCTTGGTGCATGTGTTCCGGATAACCATTCGGCGCAACTCTTGTACTTACTGCTTTACCTTTTTTAATTGGTGCTGGTGAGGAAGGGGTTTGTTGTCTTGAGGGATGTTGGTGATCGATAGAATCAAATTTGTCAATCGTTCCTCCAGACATACCAATAATTTGAGGAGAACTTTTTGCTGTGTCAAGAGAAAGACGACCTAAAACTTCACCATCTCTAGTAGAAATAGTAGATGTACTAGTTCCTCCAGCTTTAACACTATCATATGCTTGGTTCTCAGAATCTTTACCTAAACGATCATCCAAAGTTCTTGCATGATCTGCAACAGAAACTTTTGGTAACTCTGTTCCTTTTGCTGAAGATCTTTTTGTTTTTACAACTAAAACTTTTCCTTGTCCAGGAGGATTTATATTAAAAATACTTTTAAATAAATTGTGTTGACCTGATTTACCTTCGTTATAAATTCTTTTTGTTGCATTATGAAAAGCATCCATAAATCTAGCGCCAGCATTTGTTTTACTAGATTTAATAACATTATCGTAAACATTAGCTAAATTTTTTATATGTTTATCATGATCTTTTTCAGAAATACCATTTTTTAAAAAATGATTTCTTAATTCGTTTCTAAATTTATCATGTCTTTTAGCGTCTTTTCCGCTTTGTAAATTTGAAGCATATCTACCTAATTTTGATAATGCAGTTTTGGAAAATTCCCCTGTGTTTTTATCTTGTGCGAATCCTGCAGCATTTAATGTTCTAGCTACTTTTTCATCTTTTAACCCAGAAGAACCATATCCTTTCATTAAATTTTCATATCCAGAATCTAAATTTTTATCTCGTTCTCCAAAATTTTCAACATGTGCTTTTTGAACATGATCTATTAATTTTTTAGCATTAGTTTGAGTTAATTTTGTTGGTTTGTCTTTTTCTTCTGCTGAATACTTCAACGAAATATGATGCCAACCTTTTTTAGTATTTACTAACATGTCTGCTGGAGAACTATATCCTGAAGCAGCTTCTGCAGTTTTTCCTGAAGCGTCTGGACCAGCCCAAACGGGTTTACCAGTTATGCCTCCAGAAATATTATGGATATGATTAATTGTTGCTAAAGCTGAATGATGAGAATCCCAAAGAGTTCGATCTGCTTCTTTGTGTCCTATTTCTTTAGCAATATTTTGTATTGCGTCTTTAAAAGGATGATTTTTTTCTATGTTTTTTGGATCTAAATGTTGTTCTCTAGATAACTCTTGAATTGCTTTTTTATGATCTTTATGTTTGTTTAATAATTCATGATATCTATTAAAAGCGTGAACAAAGGCTAATTCGCTTAATCTTCCTCTGAAAGAAGTCATAGAACCAGAATCTTCTTTTTCTTCAGTGATTAATTCAAGATATTGAGAAAATGCTAACATATAAACCTCGTTTTAATATATATTTCTCATATTTATAAAAACAAAAAAGGGGAGTAGGTTTCCCTACTCCCCGAACTCTGTCTAACAAAAATATGGTCTGGCGGAACCCCACCGTTTTCTCCAGACTATTCCGTTGCCCCTTCTATGATGGCTCGAGCCGCTTCCACTATTGTGGACTACATATTTTTGCTGTTATTATTTAGTGAAAAATTAAGGCCATTTACAAGAAATTTAGGCGAAATTTCAAAAATTAATTTGTTTTTATATTTGGTTTATTTGCCACAAACGCAGGAGTGTGACCATCAAAACCACCACCAAGATTCAAATGTTTCATCATTTTTCTTGCCTGTTCCTTTGTGTCAGCGACATAGACGTAATGACCCGTCTGCTTTTCCTCAACAACATAACTTCCACCGACTTCAATAGTGCTGTAATTAACTGCCATGACCCATCTCCTGAATACATTTACGAATTTCGTTAGTGATTAGTTCTTTACAATAGGAACACTCTGGCGTCCATGCAAGCATATTAAGAACCTGTTCTTCAGTTGGTTCTGTTCCATAATTTAGAACCGCCTTGATGTCAACAGTATCAATATAGTTACAGGAACATACAATCATCTTATTCTCCCTGTGACATTGCTACTGCTCTATGATAATATCGCTCATAGATACCCAATCGGTCTTCCTCGGAATAACAATCAGGAATAGGAAATCCTTTTACTTTTATCCAAATATCATCTGCCATTTTTAATTTAAATTTCCTATCATTTTCTTCAATAATATTTTGAAACACATCAGCTGCTGCTTGTTCAATTATATTATTATCCACCCATGAAGGTATACCGATTAGTTCTTTTATTTCGTCGGTTGTCATTGTATTACTTGAAGCCCTCGAACTTGGACCTGTCGAATTTACTCCTTGGTTTGTGTCGTTCATTTTCCTCCTCCATGAACTTGCCCTTATCCATCACTGGGCGATCATCTACTAATCCTTCCTGCGCTGATTGATCTACGTCATAAAGACGCATCTTACTACGATCAATCCCAACAATAAACCTACGATTAGATCCAGGATCAGAATAACGATTCTTCAACTGTTTAACCATTATTTGATTTAATGATTCCAGTTCCTCTGAAGAAATAAGAGCGAACATAAAATCAGCAGTTGCTGGCAGACCAAAAGATTCTGATGTGTCCTCCAATCCAACGTCGCTGTTAGAATATCCTGAGCGAGTGGTTTGCGTTGCTGAGACGATTGGAACATTGTGTTCAACGGCCAATCCTCTAAGTTCTTCTGCGATAGCTTTAACCAAGGTGTAAGAATTGACATTGGATCCATGTTTAATCCTCGATGATAGACAAATATTTAGATAGTCAATGTAAATAATGTCAGGTATAAAGTTCTTCTTGATCTTCAATTCATTAAGAAGATGACGGAAGTTTGCTGAACCAGCACAAGCAGTAGGATATTCCTTGATGATAAGTTTACCAGTAATCTTTGACTTTAACTTATCAATCTTAACATCATAAGATTGCTTGGGTATCATCTCTAGTTCATCAACAGCAATATCTAGTAGGTTGGCATCAATTCTTTCGGCAATACGTTCTTCTGCCATTTCGAGGGTGATGTATAAGACGTTATTGCCTCTTGAGAGATTGGCGGCTGCACAGTGACACATGAATAGACTTTTGCCAACTCCGGTTCCGGCGAGGGCAATGTTGAGGGTTTTGTTGGGAAGACCACCGTTTGTGATGACATTAAAGTAGTCGAGATCAAATGGCACTCTCTTTTCTTTTCGATGGTAGAACTCATAGCGTTCATCGGCATCATCAATAAAGTCATGGCCAATGTGAGTGTCAAAAGAAACTGCCAGGGCATCTGTAAGAATTTGTGGAATAGAACCTTTAGAGATAGAACCATTTTTCTCATCCATAATTTGGATTGACTTCATGATCGCAAGATATAGTGCTTTGTCTTGACACCACTTCTCAGTTTGATCCAAGAGCCAATCTAGTTTTGTGTTAGAATCAGATTCTAAACTAACAATAATTTCCTTACTGTTTTTAAATGTCTGATCGTTTAAACCCTCTTTATTAGACAGGTCTATTGCTAACGCTTCTATTGAAGGGAAAGAATTATACTTTTTTACATAGTCATCAATTAATTCATAAACAACACGTTCCGAGTAATCTTGAAAATAATCGCTCTTAATGAAAGGTATAACCTTTCTGTTATATTCTTCATTAAATAACAAATTAGAAAGAATAGTTCTTTCAATGCTCATTTATTCCCCTTTTATTGAAAGTTCATCAATGACAATTCAGCTAACAACTCGTTGTTTCTAATTTTTAGCATTTCTTTATTTGCAGTATGATTCGTTTCTTCGCTCAACATAGCAATATCTGTCTGAATCTTACATTTCAATTCATGTTCGTTACCATTATCATCAACAAGATAATATCTTTCTAGAATGTGCATACCGTATTCTCCTTAGTCCCACAGGTTCTGATAATACTTTCCGAATAGTCGGAAACCGTTTTGAATGCGTTCATTATAACGCTTCATGCCCTCATAGTCAACCCAATAATCAGGATCAACTTGATCCATTCTTACCCAATCAGTTTCATCATTGTTTATAGCAACAAAGTTATCGGAGTGCGATGGCTCTATATGTTCTTCATAGGCTCCATCATTTA